TCGAGCGCCGAATTCGCCGCCGGCTTCGATGTCGCCGGCGCGGTCTTCCTGACGCAAGCCGCAATCGAGGACGCTCGCGCGGAAATCGCGAGCGTCCAGGCATCGCTAAACAGGTTCGGTCGGACGCTCGACGGATTCTTCGAGGTCGCGACCGACCTTGCCGGCGTCGTAACCGACATCGCGACGCTCGTTACGACGCCGGCGGCGCTCGCCTTCCGGCTTCAAACGAACATCGACGGAATGGTCGGCGGCTTCGATGGCGCGTTCGGCGAATTCGCGAACGCCTTCCGCATCGACCAAGCGCCGGCGGAGGTCGGGTACGCGAATCAGCGGACGCCTTCGGAGATACAAAGAGAGGACAACCGGAACGCGCTCCGTCGCCTCGTAACCCGGTCGTCGCTCGCGGCGATGGCGCGCTTCCTGGCGACCGTCGATTTCGCGTCGCTCGAAGAGGCTATCGCGGCGCGCGACGGATTCTTCGCGTCCGCCGCCGACGAGGCGGAGCTCGGCGACGACCCGGCATCATACGAAGCGCTAATCGACGTTCGGACGGCGATCGCGGAGGACATTACCGACCGCTCCGCGAGCCTGGGAAGGCTTAGGACGGAGACGTTCGACGAGCCGGTTCCGGCGGTCGTCCTCGCCTGGGATTTGTACGGAGACGCCGAGCGCGCGGTCGAGATAGCCGAGCGCAACAAAGCGCCGTTTTCCGGCTTCCTCGCCGGCGCGATAAGCGTTCTCGACAAATGAGCAAAGCGAGCGACCGAGCGCTCTTCGCGCCGCCGACCGAAGCCGCCGACCTCCGCGTCGCCGGACGCTCGTTCGCGTCCTGGACGAGCTTCGCAATCTCGGCATCCATCGAGCAAGCGAGCCGGTCGTTCGCCTTCCGGGCGGCGAGCCGATGGCCGGACGAGCAAAACCCGATACGCATCCGACCCGGCGCGGTTTGCGAGGTCGAGCTCGGCGGAACGAAGGTCATAACGGGATACGTCGACGCGGTCGAATTCGGATTCTCCGCCGACGACCATACGGTTTCGGTCTCCGGCGCGTCGAAGACCGTCGACCTCGTCGATTGCTCGGCTATCCATACGCCGGGACGATGGCGAAACAAAAAAATTGAGCGCATCGCGAGCGACCTCGCGGCGCGGTACGGCGTAACCGTCGTCGCTGAAATCGATACGGGCGACCCGATTCGGCGTCATGTTCTCCAGAAGGGTGAGAGCGTCTTCGAGACCGTCGAGCGCGCGGCGCGGTCGCGCGGTCTCCTGCTCGTCGACAACGAATACGGCGAGCTCCTGATTACGCGAGCCGGCCAATACGTCGCCGATGTGAAAGGCGTCGCGACCTTCTCGCCGACCGGGACGACCGACGCGACGACGGCGCTCGTCGTCGGCGAGAACATCCTTCGCGGCGCGACCTCGTTCGATGTCTCGGAGCGCTTCTCTGAATACCTCTGCAAAGGCATGCGCGTCGGCGACGACGACACGAACGGCGATTCGCTCTTTACGACCGACACCGCCGACGACGAAGGCGTCGAGCGCGTCCGGACGCTCGTAATCGAGGCGGAGACGCGGAGCGATAAAAAGCGAGCTCGTATCCGCGCCGCCTGGGAAGCCGCGAATCGGTACGGACAAAGCATCCGGCTCGAATACGTCGTCGCCGGATGGCGGCAAGGCGACGGGCGATTGTGGGGACCGAATCAGCGAATCGAGGTCGTCGACCCGTACAGCGGTCTTGACGGCGAGTTTCTATGTACGGAGGTCTCTTACGAGCTCTCCGACGCCGGCTCGTTTACGACGCTCGTTCTCGCACCCGAAGAGGGCTACGAGCCGATAGCGCCGTTCGTTCCGCGCAAGCGCAAGCGCAAGCCGAAGAAACGCGGACCTCTCGGCGAAGCGCTCGGAGGCGGCGTCGAGCTACCGACGACGCCGGACAAGGGCAAGTAATGGCGGACGCGAACGATACCTTCTCGGCGATGGCTCCGCTCGCGCGCCGCGTCGCCGGTCTCGTCGAGCGCGGAACCGTCCTCTTGACGGACGCCGCGAAGAAATTCCAGGCGCTCCAAATGCGGATAGCCGGCGACGAGACCGACGACAGCCTCGAGCACTTCGAACCATACGGGTTTACGTCGCATCCGAAAGCGCCGGACGCTACCGGAGCCGCCGAGGGCGTCGTTTTGAACGTCGGCGGAAACCGCGACCATCCGGTCGTTATCGTCGTCGGCGACCGGCGTTACCGCTTGACCGGACTGGCCGAGGGTGAGGTCGCGATATTCGATGACCAGGGCGCTAAGATCGTACTGAAAAGGACGAAAATCCAAATCGTTAGCAATACAGGCGATACAGTCGAGGTCTCCGACGACGGAACCGCGCTCGTCGCGACGGACGGCGTCGTTCACGGAAGCGGAATCGACCCATATACGGGCGCGACATACTTCGCGCTTGGTAATGCGTCGGCGACGCTTCTCGCGAAGAAATAGAGGGAACGATGCCACTAAACGGAAATACACTCGGAGACGAAATTAAAGCGGCTATCGACGCCTTGCCCGGTTTCCAGCAAACGCCGCATGGTGGCGAGACGATGGCCGCCTATCGAACGCGCATCGAGAGAGCGCGCGGAAACGCCATCGTCGACCATATTACGACGAACGCCGTCGTCCATGTTTCGACGAGCGTTGTTCTCTCCGCGCCGAGCGCTTGCGCCGCCGGCGGAATCCTATCGACGCCGCCGGCGACGGTCGCGACCGGAACCGACGACACCGGGACGCTCACCTAATGGCGGACCTGGCAACGTATGCCGTCCGGCGTATCCGCGTCGACGATATCGGCTCCGACCTCTATCCGCTCGACGTCCAGGCCTACGAGCTCGGCTTCGGTCTCGTCGAACCGGATTTCTGGACGGAGCTTTACGGCTCCGAGGTCGACGATGGCTATTATAGCGGCGTCGACCTCGGCTTCGATTTCGTCTTCGACGGCGAGGTCTATACCGACGCGGAGATTTCGACGAACGGATATATCCGCCTGGCCGGAACGCTCGCCGCGCCCGGGAATCCGGCGCTATACCTCGCCGGAGCCGATGTAATCCTCTCGCCCTGGTGGGACGACCTCAAGACGAGCGACGTCGGGTACGTCCGGGTAGCCGAGCTCGGCGACCCGGCGGCGGAAGGTTCCGGCGTCTTCGTAGTCGAATGGCGCGTTTACCAGTACAGCGACCAGGACGCCGCCAATAAGCGCGAGCTCGTCTTTCAATGCGTCCTAATCGAGGAGACGCAAACGGTCGAATTTCGATACGGTCTCGGCGAAGAGGTCGGAGCTCCGTCCGCGACGAGCTCGGCGTCGGTCGGCGTCAAGGTCGATACGACCGGCTCGGTCGATACCAACGTCCGCGATTTTTCCGGCTCCGACCATAGCAACGGAGGAAGCGCGCTCGCGCCTTACGACGCGGCGCTCTCCGCCGTAACCGGCGCGGACTATCCCGGCGACCCGACGAATACCATCGAGAGCGAGGCTTTCTTTTACGTCTTCTCGCCGCCGCTCGCCGAGCTCGCGCTCGCCGCCGGCGATGCGCCGAGCGACGGACCCTTCGTAATGACGCTCGACGGAGCGCCGGCGCTCGGCGCTTACGAGCTCGACCTCGTTCCGCTTCCGACGACGCGGACCTTTACGACGCTCGAAGAGCTCGCCATCGTCTCGCTCTTCTCGTGGGCGCGAGCCGACGCCGACGACGAGATTCCGGAAATCGGCGGAAGCCGGCGCGGCTTTTGGGCGACGGAGCTCGGCGATAATTTCGGCTCCCGGCTATGGCTTCTCGAGCGCTCGAAGGCGACGCGCGAGAACCGCGCCGCCGCGCGAGAGTATGTCCTCGACGCTCTCCAATGGATGATAGACGACGAGCTCGCCGATACGGTCGAGGTCGAAATCCGCGACATCGGAGCCGAGCGAGCCGCGCTTTCGATTACAATCTTCCGCGACGGCGAGACGGCGCTCGCCTGGCCTGATTTGTGGAGCGCTATCAATGGCTGATTATCCGACACCGACGCTCTCGACGCTGATTTCGCGAATCGAGAACGACCTAAACGGGCATCTCCCAGGCGAAGGCGCGAAGCTAAAGCGGACCTTTCTTTACGTCCTGGCGCGCGTCCTGGCCGGCGCTTCGTTCGGTCTGTACGGCTTCGTTCGATGGACGCGCAAGCAAACGATTTACGACACAATCGACGACATCGATACGCTTACGCGCATCGCCGGCGTTTGGGGTTTGACGCGGCTCGCCGGGACGCAAGCGACCGGCTCGGTCGGTTTTACGGGAACGCCGACGACCGGCGTTCCGGCGGGAACGCTCGTCCAGTCCGCGAGCGGCGTCGAGTATGCGACCGACGCGCTCGTAACGACGGACGGAGGTGGCTCGGCGACGGCGACGGTTACGGCGGTCCTACCGGGCGACGACGGGAACGTCGCGGACGTTACGGAGACGCTGGAGCTCGTCGAGCCTATCGCCGGAATCCGCTCGACGGTGACGCTCGTAACCGTTCTCTCCGGCGGCTCCGCTCAAGAGGTTTTGGAAGACCTTCGCGTTCGGCTTCTCGAACGGGTCCGCGATACGCCGCAAGGCGGAGCCGACGCCGATTACGTCGCCTGGACGAAGGCGGCGACGGGTCTCGCCGCGACCGTCGCGAACGTATGGCCGGAGACGGGACCGTTCGACGGCGACGTTACCGTTTATTTCTCGTCCGCCGGCGACGGCGCGGCGACGATTCCGGTCCCCGGCGACGTTGCGCTCGTCCAGGCGTACATCGACGAAGAGGACGCCGCCGGCTATCCGTTCCGCCGACCGATTACCGCGAACGTTACCGTCGTCGCGCCGACCGCGTATCCGGTCGATTTCTCGATTTCGATCTCGCCGAATAACGCGACCGTCCAGGCGGCGATTGCCGCCGAGCTCGAAACGATGTTCGAGACCGAGGCGACGCCGGGCGGCGTTATCCGAAACTCAAAGGTCCATGAGGCGATCAACCGAGCCGCCGGCGTCGCGTTCTATACGCTCGACGATGTCGACGGAGGCGGAGGCGGCGGAAACATTATCAGCGACCCGGCGGAGCTCGCGCATCTCGAAGACATCGTCTTCGTGCCGGCTTAGTCGATGGCGTTCCGCATACCGACGCCGGAAGATTTCCGCGAATTGCTCTTTCGCCTGCTCCCGCCCGGGCCGGCCTGGAGCCGCGCGCAAGGAACGCGGCTTGCGGCGCTCTTCCTCGCGATAGGCGATGAATTCGAGCGCGTCTCGGAAGACGCGGCGGCGCTTCTCGACGAGAGCGATTTCTCGACGACCGACGAGCTCTTAGAAGCCTGGGAACGGGTTTTCGGTCTTCCGGACGACTGTACGCCGGACCCAACGACCGACCCCGACGAGCGGCGCGCCATTCTCCACGGGAAGGCGACCGCGTCCGGCGGTCAATCGCCGGCCTATTACAACGAAATCGCCGACCGCGTTACCGGCGAGGCTTGCGACGTTACCGAATACTCCGGCGGCGTCTTTACCGCCGGCGACGAGGTCGGCGAGCCGCTTCTCGGCGCGAATTGGGGTTTCTGGTGGGCGGTCTCGATTCCGAACGTCGAGGTTACGCATATGCCGGTCGGCGAACCGGTCGGCGAACCGCTCGCGGTATACCCGGCTTTTGTGACGGAGCTCGCCTGTATCCTGGACAAAGCCAGGCCGAGCCATGCGAATTTCTTTTTCGAGTATCCGGACGATGACCCTGATACATAAAAGGGGCGGAGGAATAGCGAATGTACCGAATCGACAATGCGACGAGCGCCGGAGCGCCGCCGGTAGTCCCCGGAGCCGGAGCCGAGGGATACTTTACCAACGGGACGCCGCCCGTTACGCCGGCCACAATCGTCGACGATTGGTGGTGCAACATGATTCAGGAGGAAATGCGGAATCTGGCGACGTTGCGCGGAGCGGCGACCGACAAAACGAACAACGCGCAAGCGAAGACCGCGCTCGAAGACATCCTCGCGCTCCGCGCCGATGTCGCCGACACCGGGACCGTTACGAATACCTGGCTTCGCTCCGTCCTCGTCTCGCAGTCGTCGAAGGCAACCGGCGCGATGTCGCTCGTCGCGGCGAGCTCCGATTCGGACGCGACCGGAATCTCGTCGTTCATTGCGGCGAGCGCGGAGGCGAAGGCGAAGGCGGCTTACTCCGCGATGCTCGCCATCGATTCAATCGACGGCGACGATTGCGACATCGAGGCCGGCTGCGAGGCTTCTTTCGTCGCCGCCGTCCAGGTCGAGACCGGCTCGATGAACGTCGAGGTTTCCGGAAGCGGCGGATGCAACGTCGTTCTCGGCGTCCATTGCGACGACGAAGACGTTCTAATGGACGGGACGACCGAAGCGAGCGCGATTATCGCCTCGACGACGACCGGCGGCGGGCATTACCTCAAGGCGCATGGTATCGGCTCCGTCATTCTCGCCTGTAAAGGCGGCGATGTCGGTTCGTTGTATTCGGCGACCATCGCCTCGACGTTCTCGCAAGGCGGAACCTCCGCGAAAAGCCATTGCGTCGTCATTGCGTCGGATACATGCCAGGCGGAAGAGAACGAATCGTTCGTCGCCGCCTCGAACAATAACTCGCTCGCGTCCGGCAACGCCTCCGCCGTCGTCGCGAGCGACGGCTCGCAAGCGCTCGCGACGACGAGCGCCGCCATCGCGAGCGACGGCTCGGACGCGACCGGCATTACGAGCGCCGTTCTCGCCGCCGATGGATGCGACGCCGGCGGGAACGCTTGCGCGGTCGTCGCGTCGCACGATATGGACGCATCGACGACCGACAGCTTCGCGGCGGCTTGCGCCGGCTCGATCTCTCCGCAAAGCGACATCAATCAACCGTATTCGGCAATGATTGCGGCGCGCCGCTCGAATATCGGAATTAGCGGCGGCGTCGGCTCGACGATGCTCGTCTCGTCCGACCGGGCGAACCTGGGAACCGAGCGCGCCGTCGCGCTCGGCTATCACGTCGACACGACGCCGACTTTCGACTCGACCGACCGGAACCTTACCGTTCGCATCGAGGGAACGACCGGCGATGGTTATTGGGACGGAACCGGCGATTTGGGCGCGGCGGATTACGCCGAGCTCTTCGAGAACGCCGAGCTCGGAACCTTGCCGGTCGGCTCGCTCGTCGCCTTCGACAAGCGGAGCGGCGGAAAGGTCCGGCTCGCGAACGGCTCCGACAGCATGCTCGCCGGCGTCGTCTCCGCCGCGCCGGCCATCGTCGGAAACTCCGCCTCGCTCGGCTGGAAGGGTCGGTTCGAGGTCGACGCTTTCGGCGCTCGGCGGACGAAGAATTACCCCATGGTCAAATGGGCGAAGGGTCCGAAAGGGTCCGAGACCGCCGAGTACGACGGACCCATCGCGGACGCTCCGCCTCGCGACGAATGGCCGGAAGGCGCGACGACCTATAGCCAGGAATGGTTCATTCCGGTGCCGTCCTTCGACGCCGCCGCGACATACGTTCCGCGTCGCTCGCGTCCGGACGAATGGACGGTTATCGGCCTTCTGGGCCAATTGTGCGTCCGCGTCGACGAAAGCGTCGAGCCTGGTGATTTCGTCAAGAGCTCGAAAGGCGGCATCGGCAAGCAAGCGGAGACGGCGACCGCCGGCGCGTCCGTTTACTGTATGGAGCTCCATTCCGAATACGACGCCGAGCGCGGTTACGCCGTCGCTATGTGTCTCGTTCGATAGGCTCGCCGGATGATTTCCGTCGAATGGAACGAGGGAGCGTTTCGCCGCTTCTATAGCGATTTGACCGAGCGTCAAATCCCGTTCGCGATGGCTCTCGCCTTGACGCGAACGGCGCGCGACGCTCGCGAAAGGCTCGTCGCCGAGCTCGATTCGACGTTTACCATCCGCTCGAAATGGGTCCCGAGGGGAATGCGCTTCGAGAAGGCGACGAAGACGAACCTTCGCGCGGAGGTCGGCTCGACGCGCGATTTCATGGCGCTACAGGCGCGCGGCGGAACGAAGAGCTCCGGCTCGCGTCGCGTTCCCGTTCCGATGCGAGCTCTTCGTAAATCACCGAAGACGAAAATCACGCGCGGCAAATGGCCGGAGAAGCTGCTCGCGAAGCCGAAGCATTTCGTAAAGCCGCTCTCCGCCGGCGGCGCGTATGGCCTTTTCCGCGTTCGCGGCGGGAAGCGTAATCCGCGCCTGGAGCTCTTACACGTTCTCGCGAAGAGCGCGAAAATCCCGGCTCGATGGCCTTTCGAGAAGACCGTCGAAGAGGCGGTCGGCGAACGTTGGCAACCGAACGCGCGAGCCGCGCTCCGGAAGGCGATGGCAAGCGCCCGCCGCCGATGAATGTCGCCGCCGCCATCCGATACAACCGAAGCCGAGCCGGGTCGTTATGGCTCGCCTCCGAATTGCCGACCTTGCTCGCCGCGTCCGGCGCGCCGGATTCGGAGACCTTCGCCGAAGCCGTCTCCGCCTTTCAGCATGCGATGGGTCTTCAGGGCGACGGGAAGCTGGGTCCGGCGTCGTGGGAAGCCATCCGGACGAGCCTTCGCCTCGACGGTCCGGAGCCGGAGCCGGAGCCGCCGCCTCGAGCTCCGGAGCTCGCCGACGTCGCCGTCGATACCGAAGAGGAAGCGCTCGCTCGCGTCCGCGCCGGAATGGCGCTCTCGCCGCATGTACGCGAGCTCGCCGACGCATACGTCGACGTCCTCGCCGGTCGCATCGACGAGGCTCGCGCTCGAGCGCTGTATCGCGCTATGCGACGCGACGGAATGAAGGTCGCCGCCGACGTCCAGCGTCGCGGCGGGAAGGACGCCGAGCTCGCGTATGCGTACAAGGGGCGGACCGCCGCCGAAATGCGGCGGAGCTACTCGAAACGCTGGCATAAATGGCTTTCGGAGACGAAGCGTTACGGTCTCGGCGTCCATTGGACGGCGGGAACCGGCGGAGCCTGGCGCGCCGCGAAGTATCTTCTCGCAACGAAGCCCGGTCGCGTCTCGACGAACGCTTTTCTCGATTACGACGGCTCGGTTTTTATCGTCTATCCGACCGTCCTCGATTCGGGTATCGAAGACAACGAACTTATCTATACCGCGCATGGCGCGCACAATCCCGGTTGCATCGGTGTCGATTTCGCCTCGCCGGGAATGGTCGAGCGGAGCGGCGGAGGATGGCGCGGTAAATACGGCGGAAAGCTCCGCGACGACATCGTCGCCGCTTGCGGCGTCGTCGAGCTCGACCTCGAGCATCGCAAATGGAGCGGCGAGCCGACGCCGGCGACGCCGTGGGTCAATCGAGGCGAGGACGGAACCGTATGGTCCGCGCGCTACTTCCTCGCGCCGACGTGGGAGCAAATCGCCGGTCTCGTCGTAATGGCGCGCGTTCATAGCGTCTTACATCATTGGACCGAAGCCGACCTCGTCGTCGTCGGTCACTATCAGCGGAGCTCGAGCCGCGCCGACCCGTTTTACTATCCGCTCGGATGGATTCGGCGAGACGCGCTCGCGCTCGAGGCGAATCTCGTTTGTCCGTCCGCCTGGCTCGCTCGCGTCAATCCGGCGGACGTTGGCGAGCTCGTTCGGGAATATCGGGTATGGGCGAAGCCGCTCGGCTGGTAAAAGTAGAGGCGCGCCGGTTCGAGAGGTCTCGAATCGTGACGATTGCAGGATACGGAGTAACAATGACGGACGACCCAAAAGCGGTGCAAATTCCAGGATGGCTGGTCGGCGCGCTCGGAACCGTAACGGGTCTCGTTCTCGCCGTCGTCGGCTTCCTCATGTTCTTTGACGGGCGATACGCGCCGGCGCGGATGCAAACCGAGCTCGCCGGTATCGAGACAAGGCTCGAAGGGAAGGCGGACGCCGACGAGGCGGCGACGAAAGCCGAGCTCTTGCTCGTCGACCAACGGGTCGCCTTTACCGCCGCGACACTGGAGCGTATCGAGCGCAAGGTCGACGCGGTCGGAAAGGTTCTCCGGACCGCGCCGCCTGGACCGAGGCAGGCGAAGACGCCAGGCGCGCCGGCGGAGAAACGCCGCGAGCGCGAAGAGCGAACCGTCGACGAGCTCGAACGCGAGCTCGACGAAATCCTTCGAGAGCTCGAACGCCGACGAGAACACGCGCGGCGGCGAACGAAACCGCCGGTTCCGCCGCTATGAAAGCGCTTCTCGGTCTCGTCGCCGATGCCGGCTCCGACCGCGTCTCGCTCGGTCGCGTCGCTTTCTGGTGCGCGTTCGTCCCGCTCGTCGTCGAGCTCGTCCTCTCGAAAGACGTCGCGAGCCTGGAGCGCGTCGTTTACGTCCTGCTCGGCTACGCGACCGGAACGAAGGTCGCCGGCGTCTTCGGGAAATGAAACGAGCTCTCGCCGTTCTCCGTCGCTACTGGTGGTTATTCGCCGCCGCGATTCTGGCGATTGTCGCCGTCCTGGCGCGCCGGAGACGGACGGAACGCTCTCCAGGCGTCGCCGAGGCTCTTCGCCGCGCTAACGAGGCGGACATCGCCGCCGAGCTCGCGAAGCGCCGCATCGACGCCGAAGCCGAAGCCGAGATATCGAGGATTCGCGCGGAGCTCGCCGCCGAGCTCGACGCGAGCGCCGCGCAAGAGGTCGACGCGAAGGCGAAACTCGCCGGAGACGGCGACGCCTTGCTCGCCTATTACCGCGCTCGCGGAGCCGAGCTCGAATGGAAAGAGGTCGAGCGGCGATGAAAGCGCTTCTCGTCGGTATCCTGATTTTCTGTCTCGCCTCGCCGGCGCTCGCCGACGACCCCTGCAAAGACGCGAACGCGCGTCCGGCGGGATGTAAGCCGCCGGCGTCCTGGCTATGCCTCTCGCCGGAGCTCGCCGCCTCGATGGCGACGGAGCCGGAGCGCATCCGGCGCGATTGCCGGCTTCGCGCGGAAGCGACGCAACGTGAGACGGATACGGTCTTGCGGCGCGAGCTCGGAAAGAAAGACGCGGAGCTCGACCGGCTCCGCGCGCGATACGTCGTCTCTCTCGACGTCCTGGCGGACGCGGAAGAGGCGCGCGACGAGGCGGTCGACGAAGCCGATTCGCGATGGTCGACCGGCGAGCTCGTCGCATGGGTCGGCGGAGCCTTTCTCGTCGGAGCCGCCGGCGGCGTCGCCGCCTGGTATTGGAGCAAATGACATGACGAAAGCCGAGAGACTGGACCGCGTCGAGGCGCTTATCTCGAGCGCTCGACGGAATCCGGAGCGATTCCCGTCGCCGTTCGGATATCTGCAATACGAAGGCGACCGGACGCCGATGTTCGACCGCTTGCGTCGCCTGTATCCGATCGACGAGGTCGAAGATTACTCCGTCCATAAATACGCCGTCCGCGACCTCCGCGAGCTCTTCGAGCGAGGTCGCGTAAAGCTCGTCGCGCGCGGCGGATATACATGGGTCGTAACGGCGGACGTTTACGCGCCGCTCGAGGAACTCGTCTCCGCGCCGGTCAACCGCTGCAATTCTTACGACTGGCAAAACGCGGAGCGTCTTCCGGAACTCGCCGACGACGACGAGCTCGACGGCGTCGAATGGGCGCGACGTCGAGAGAACGGAATCCTCGCGGAAATCGTCGCCGTCCGGCGATAGGTAATACGCGGTAAGGCGTAAAAACGCCGTAAACCGGACGCCGTTCGGTTTGCTTCTAAAAATATATCCTGTAAATAAGTAAAAAATAACCGTAGCAATTACGAGTATTTCGGGACTAATCCCGAAATATTCGTAATTGCTACTTGCCAAATCCCTATATAAGCGCGAAAAAGAAGGCCGGTCGTCGGATTCGGCGGCTCAAACAACGGAGAAAGCAATGGAAATTCAAGTTAGCGCGAACGCTTCGACGATTGAGAAAGGGTCGGTCGGCTCGTTTCGCGTTATTCCTTCGCAGGATTACAGCCGGACCATCGATTTCGCCGACGTCGCGCGCTTCGGTAAAATGTACATTTACGGACGAGCGCAAGCCATCTTGCTCGTCGAGCTCGTCGACGGTCGCGTCTTCCGCTTCTCGCCGTCCGCGCAAAACGATAAAGCGTTTCGTTCGTTCTGGCGCAAGGCGACGACGCGGTTCTCGCGTCCGGCGCGCTTCGGTATGGAGATCGATCAATTCCGCGCCGCCGCCGACCTCGTCTTTCTCGTCGGTAACAAGCTTTGGAAGATGCCGGTCGAAGAGACCGTCGCCGACGTCGTCGCTTGCCAAACCGCGAAAGATTCGCAATAACGACTTCTTCTGGTGCGCGGTCGCTTCGGCGGTCGCGGGCCTTGTCCACTGTCTTTAGGGGGTTCGACATGACCAAATACTTCGCCGCGTGCATTCACCAATCGCTCTCCGGTCCCGCCCGGGTTCCGGGCGAAGATGGACCCATGCGCGCGACACCATACCTGGCTGCGTTGGATTGTCGCTATGAGCATGATGTCAAGGCGTATGACGACGACACCGGCCGCGAACGATCCCTGACGAGCGAAGAGATTGACTCCTGGGAGCGCGACGCGCACGTTGCCTAAGACCTCAAACCGCAAAGGAAAACGCAAATGATTACTCAAAAACGACCCACGGGACGTCCGGTAAAGCCGCTCGTCGACAAGCTCTCCGCCGCGCAACGCGAGAAGCTCCGCCTCTTCTCGCCTATGGGGCGGACGGACGAGAGCCGCTCCGATCTCGGACGCTCGGCGCGCGGCTTCCTCCGCCTGGAGCTCGTCGAGGCGGCGGAGCCGGTCGGCTCCGGTCTCGCCTTGACGGAGAAAGGCGCGGAGCTCCGCCGCGAGCTCGCCGAGCGCGACCGCGTCGAGGCGGAGCGGAACGAGGCGGCGGCGGAGAACGTCGACGCCATCTCCGAGCGAAACAAAGCGCGCGTCGCGCGGCTCTCGTCGCCGACGCCGACCTCGCCGACCGCCGACGAGGTCGAGGCGCTTCGCGGTCTCGTCGGAAAGGACATCGCCGAGCTCGTCGCCTTCGCCGACGCGCCGAAGCTCCGCCGCCTTCGCGCCGCCCTGGAGACCTTCGACGAGGCGGAAGCCTGGCGCGACGCGCATCCGGTTACGCTCGCCGTCCGCGCCGCCTGCTCGCCGTTCCCGTCGCTCCGATTCATCGGACAGGAGACCGAGATTCTCGAGAGCATCGTCGCCGGTTCCATTTCGTCGAGCGCCGGAACGAACGCCGCTCTCGCTTATACCTTCCTCGCTTGCGACGACGCGCAAGGCATCGCCGGCGTCGTCGCGCTCGCCGACCGGATTCGCGCGCTCCAGGTCGCCGCCATCGCCGCCG